ACTTGTCAGCTGCTCAGCGGGAAATCTGGAAAGAGCTTGTCAAGGCTGCGCCGAAGAATGTAATCACCGAAGCGGACAGGTTCGCATTAGAAATATGCTGCGCTCTGCTCGGTCAGTTCCGGCTCGATCCGGTGGCTTTCACTGCCGCCAAATTGGTTCGCCTGGAAACACTGCTCGGAAAGTTTGGCATGACGCCCGCTGATCGCGCCAAAGTCGCCGGCCCTGCGCAGAAAAAGCCCCAGGGTAACCCGTTCGCTGGACTCTAATTACGACCGCAAAGCAGTATCCGCTGGTTAAACAGGCGGAGGATTACGCACGACAGGTCATCGCGGGCAAGATTCCTGCTTGCAAGTGGATCAAGTTGGCGTGTCAGCGGCATTTGACAGACAAACGCGACAGCCGTAAGCGCGCATATCCCTACAAGTTCGACCCGGCGTTGGCTGAAAAGGTCGCCAAGTTCATGCAGCTGCTACCCCACACCAAAGGCAAGTGGGCCAGCAAGCGCGAGACAATCATGCTGGAACCCTGGCAGCTGTTCGCCATCTGCATCCCGTTCGGTTGGATCCGCAAGAAGGATCGAACCCGACGTTTCCGAACCATCATGGTTTTTGTTCCACGAAAGAACGGGAAGTCGATCATCGGTGGCGGCCTAGGCCTGTTCATGTTCTCGGCCGATGGAGAGTTCGGCGCCGAGGTCTACTCAGGTGCGACTACCGAGAAGCAGGCATGGGAAGTGTTCAGGCCAGCGAAGTTAATGGCAGAGCGCACGCCAGCGCTGCGCGAACACTTCGGCATCGATGTGAACGCCGGCAACCTGGTACGCATGGAAGATGGCAGCCGGTTCGAGCCGGTGATCGGAAAGCCCGGTGACGGCTCGTCTCCCAACTGCGCCATCGTTGATGAGTATCACGAGCACCAAGACTCCAGTCTGTTCGACACGATGGAAACCGGCATGGGCGCTCGTGAGCAGCCGCTCATGCTGGTGATCACCACGGCGGGTTCCAGTATTGGCGGGCCTTGCCACCAACTGGTGCGAGACTGCGAGAGAATGCTGGAAGGTGCCATCCAACGTGATGACCTATGGGCAATGCTCTACACGATCGATAAGGGTGACGACTGGACAGACGAAAACGTTCTGCGCAAAGCCAACCCGAATTATGGCATATCAATCTCCGGTGACTTTCTGGTATCGCGCCAGCGCGAAGCCATGCAGTCCGCATCCAAGCAAGCCACGTTTCGCACGAAACACCTGAACGAATGGGTGGGTGCCAAGTCGGCGTGGATGAACATGCTGAAGTGGCAGAGCCAGCCCGAGCGCAAGACGCTGGTAGAACTGGAGGGCCGGCGCTGCATTGCGGGGCTGGACTTGGCCAGCAAGATTGACGTTGCCGCAACCCTGCTTTTGTTCCCACCTATTGAAGGTGACCCGAACTGGCATCTACACGGCCGGTACTACCTGCCGGAAGCCCGGGTGCTGGAGCACATGGATAGCAACTCAAGCCGCTACATGGAGTTCAACGCGCTTGGCCTGATGACCCTGACCGATGGCGAGGTCATCGAATACGAAGTTATCAAGGACGATCTGCGCGATTTCGCCGGCCGTTTCGATCTTGAGCAAGTGGCATACGACCCGTGGCAGGCAACCCAGCTGGCTCAAGAGATGGAAGCCGAGGGTCTGACGATGGTTGAGGTGCGCCAAACCGTGCAGAACATCAGCGAGCCCATGAAGGAAATGGAGAAGCTGGTACTCGAGCGCAAGCTGGCCCACGGCAACTGCCCAGTGCTCACTTGGATGGCGTCAAACGTGGTGGCCAAGATCGACGCAAAAGACAACACGTATCCCAACAAAGAGCGCGCCGAAGCCAAGATTGATGGCGTTGTGGGAACCATCATGGCTCTAAGCCGCGGCATACGGCGTGGCGAAGAAGGCCTTGATATCGATTCATTTTTATCCGACCCACTGGTGCTTTAATGAGCCTATTCAGTTCGCTTAGCGGATTCTTCAGATCACCGGGAGCGCCGCCGCGGTTTGACGGGCTGCAATCCGGTGGCCCGACCGGGTACGGCACCGCCGCCGCAACGGAAGTCAACTTTGATACCGCCATGCAGATCAGCCCGGTATGGGCCGCGGTAAAACTGATCTCTGAATCCATCGGCTCTATGCCGTTTAATATTTACGAGACAGGTTCAGAAGGCCGCAAAGTTGCTGTCAATCACCCGCTGCATAAAGTACTGACTCAAAGGCCTAACCAGTATCAGACAGACGTTGAGTTCTGGGAGAGCATGGCGCTCAACCTAGCGGTCAGCGGCAACGCCTACGCCATCATTCAAAAGCTGGGCAGTGAGATTGTCGGGCTTTTGCCTGTGTCATCTGCGCAGGTTGAAACCTCACTGCTCAGCGATGGCACGGTAATCCATGCGTACACCACCGGGCTAAACGTTAAGGTCTACACAAATCAGACCATGTGGCACGTCAAGCTTTTTGGCAATGGCATTGTGGGGCTATCCCCGCTGTCTTACGCGCGCAACTCTATCGGCATCGCGCTGGCCGCTGACAATCGTGTAAGTAAAATTTACAGCAACGGCGCTAAGCCCTCCGGCATCCTGACCATTGACAAAACCTTGACCGAGCCTCAGCGAAAACAGATCCGCACCTCGTTTGCTGGGCTGGAAGAGGGCAACGAAGACAAGCTTTTTGTGCTTGAGGCCGGGATGAATTACACCCAGGTCAGCATGAGCCCGCAAGACATTCAGCTTCTCGATTCTCGTCGCTTTCAGATTGAGGATATCGGTCGCTTCTTTGGTGTGCCGTCCATCCTACTGAACCAGACCTTCGGCCAATCGTCCCTTGGCTCCAATGTTTACGAGATCCTTTCGGCCTTTTACAAATTGAACCTGCGCCCCTATCTTGAAAAGTTTGAAGCCTCCGTTCCTCGCTGGCTGATGGAGCCTGGCGACGCTGCAAAATATGAGTGTGAATTCGATTTTGACGCAGCTTTATTGCGGGCTGACCTGAAAACACGAATGGAAGCAAACCGTGAGGCCATCAACTCGGGCCAGTGCACCCCCAACGAGGCGCGCATCAGTGAAGGCAAACCGGCACTGGATGGCGGTAATCAATTACTTATTCAGGGCGCAATGATCCCTATTCAGCAAGCAGGGCAGAAGCCCGTGGAGAAGCCTAATGGAACGCAATGAACTAAAAGCCGTTTCTCGCACCGATGACGAACTGCGCGTTGCGAACTACATAGTGCTTTTTGGTGGCCGTGACCTTACTGGCGAGTTCTTTACGCCAGCAACCAAGATCGACAGCTCTTACACTAAATCTGGGATGCTTCACGTTGACTTCGAGCATGGGCTTGATCCTGACAAAGTAGGCATGACCGCTCACGATGTTCTTGGTTATGTTGACTGGAAGACAGCGGTAATAGATGAGACCGGTGTATTCGTGGAGCGAGTTCTCAATCGTCATGGCCGCTACATGGCCAAGCTTGAAACACTAATTGAAGCCGGCATGGTCGGAAACTCAAGCGAAGCAATTCGCGGGAAAACTCAACGACTAGCTTCGGGTGAGATTGTTGAGTGGCCGTTAGTGCGCGACACGCTAACCTTTACGCCGGCAGAGCCTCGGATGCTAAAGGGCAACGCGCTGAAGGCGGCGCGAGAGCTTTATGCAGAAATTCCCAGTAGCAAGTCACTATCAATAGTTTCCGAAGAGAATACGCTGAAGTCTATGGCTGAAAGCGCCGACTCCCTGAAGGAATATGAGGCATATTTGAGAGATTACCGAGGCTTTACTCGGGCCGATGCTACCGCGCTGGTAAGCGGCATCAAGTCCTTGCATCAGAGCGACTCTGATACAGAAAGCCAAACCGCAGCGATTGCGGGTCTATTCCAGCAATTCAGCAACCCGCAAACGTAACGGCCGAATCGGCCAGAAAGCCCGCAATCTAGCGGGTTTTTTTATGTAAAAAATTCGAGGTTTTACCATGTCCGATGACATTAAGAGCATTGTTGAAAGTGGCCTGGCGCAAGTTAAATCTGTTCAGGATCAGCTGAAGACCGCGCTGGACTCGCACACCAGCGAAATTGAGCAGCACGGCAAAGCGTCCACCGAGCTTACCGGCAAGATTGACAGCCTCGCCGAGCAGTACAAGGCACTGAAAGAGCAGATGATTGATCTAGCTCAGAAGCAGAGCCCGGCCAGCCTAGAAGCCGCGGCTAAAACTGCCGGCGCCGAGTTCATCAACTCTGATCAGTTTAAATCCTTTGCGACTGGTGAGCGCGAAAAAGCCCGCTATGAAGTCAAGAACACCGTGGTCACCGGTGACAACATGCCGTTCGAGATGCAGCGCCCCGGCGTCATCCCCGGCAGCTTTGCGCCTCTGACCATTCGACAGATGATTCCGACCATCGTAGTTGCGAGCAATTCCGTTAGCTCGCTGCGCGAATTGGCCTTCACCAATGCAGCGGCTGAGGTGGCGGAAAATGCGACCAAGGCTGAATCTGGCGTGACGTTTGAGCCTTACAACGTGCAAGTCGAAACCGTGGCCCACTGGATCAAAGTGTCGAACCAGTTGCTGGCGGATGCTCCCGCGGTCGCTGCGTACATCGACACCCGCTTGCGCGATGGCCTGGCTCAGCGCATTGACCGCCAGTTGCTGCTTGGCAATGGCACCACTCCGAACCTGTCGGGCCTAACCGATGCCGGAAATTTCACCGCATTCACTCCAGCTTCTGGCGCTAACCTGGTTGAGTCCATCAACAAGGCCAAGTACAACCGCTGGGCTGTGGGCGAGGTGGTGGATACCGTCATCGTTAACCCAGCTGACTGGGCTGAGATGGAGCTGCTACGCGAAGGCTCAGGCACTGGCGCCTACCTATACGGCGCACCCGGCACCAATGCGGGCGCGCAGCCGTTCGGAGTATCAGTGGTTATGTCTCAGCACATGCCCGCTGGCAGCTTCCTGATTGGAGCGCTGCGCACATCATCCATTATCTACCAACGTCAGGGTGCCGTGGTTGAGATGGGCTTTGTGAACGATGACTTCACAAAGAACTTGGTAACCATTCGCGCAGAAGAGCGCCTTGGCTTGGGCGTGGACCGTCCTGCCGGCCTCATGTACGGCGACATCACCGCAGAGTAAGGAAAAGGGCGGGGCTTCGGACCCGCCTTCCCCAACGGAGTCACCATGAAAGTTAAAGCCCTGAAAACCTTCCTGCATGACCAGCTCGGCCAGGTAGAGAAAGGCGAAGAGTTTGAAGCAACCGCCGCGCAGCTCTCAGGAGTCCGGGCGTTTGTTGAGATTTACCAGACCAAAGTAATCCACGAGGTGCCGGATGTTCCCAACGCTGACCGAAGTGAAGATGCACCTGCGAGTGGAAGAAAGCGAAACAGCGGAAAACGAACCGCTGCAAAGCCTGATTGATGCAG